CCCAAAGAGTTCCCATCGCTTTTTCCTTCCTTAAATCACATATCGTTTTGTTTGTTCTTTGATCAACAGATCAAATTCTTTTTCTGATAATTCTTTTTGGATCATTCCATCAGAAAGAATAAACGTAGCTATCCCTTCTTTGGTTTTTTCTTTATAAATCAACACCCATCGAATTATCCAATTCTTCTTTGAATAAGTCCGTATTCTTGGAGCAAAAGAGGGAGATGCTTGCTCTTTTCCCCCTAGTTGTTTTTCTAACTCTTCAATGATTCTAATTTGATTAGAAATCCACTCCAACAAATACCCATTTTTTGGGGTAATGTTTCCTTTTTTAAACTCTGTTAATACTCGAATAAGTATTTGTAACAACTGAATTCTAATTTTTAACACAGGTGAAAAGGTCATTCTGTTTAGAGACAGAGCCATTACACTTTCTTTTCTTTCCTGAAGAATAAGTATTAACGGGGTTTCAATCGTGAGTGTTGTAGACTTTCTTGATATTTTTTTTTCAATAATGGAACGCTTACTTTCTTCCAACAAAAGAATTTTTCCAATAGACCAAGGAGATTCTTGATCTTTTAAAGGGGGTTTTGTGGGTTGGTTTTGTGGCATAGATTATTCGCTGTCTTCTCCGGCAATGACGTTCTTTAATCCTGAACAAAATTGTTATGAGAGTTTCTTTTTCTTTTCTAAACCCATCAATGAACATCACAAGAATGTTTTGTTTACTTCGTTTGATTCTTCTTTGATAAAAGAAACACCACTTTATGAAAAAATTATTTTAATTGCTGATTTATTTATTAGCGAGATTAAGAAAAAAGAAATTGAACAAATAGGCATTGAATCTTATTCTCTTCATTCAGTGGGCATGTTCACGACAATTATTGAAAATCTGGGTTATTTAAAAGTCTCTTTAACCAAGGAACAGCTTTCATTCTTGGAATTATCCCCAACCACCATAAAAAAGGGGTTTGCGGGGAGTGGTAAAGCCACTAAGGAAGATATGGTCAGAACGTTTGAGGAAAAAATCAATCTTGATCTTTATAAAATTCTAATACTAAATAAGAGTTTAAAGCACATTCCCAAACCCATCACTGATATTGTTGATTCTTTTGCGATTTCACAGGAAGTTTATCGGCGTCATGACACAGTTTAAGGATATAGATTTACGATTTGCGCTCCATCCCTTTACCGGGGATATGACCACACTGGATGATCAACTTGCCATTCAAAACTCTATTAAGAATTTGATATTCTTAAACAAAGGAGAGCGACATTTTCATCCCGAAATTGCCACTGATGTCACCAGTTTTTTGTTTGAACTGGTTGATGAATTGTCCCTAGACTCATTAACCCAAATCATTACTTCAATGTTGGCACGGTATGAACCCCGGGTAAAGAATATCAAGTTGCGTTCGCTGGGGGATGATGAACACATGATTACATTAAGAGTTTTCTACTCTACGGTGTATCCATCAGAGACTAAATCTTTTGATGTCGTTTTGGAAAAAATCAGATAAAACTGTTGGAAGGGACGCATGAATAATCTTGATACACTCTCAATTAGAAATCTCAATTTTGAAGATATAAAATACTCCTTCAAACAATTTTTAACTCAACAAAATTTGTTTACTGATTATAACTTTGAAGGTTCTAACTTTGCAATTCTGTTTGATATTCTGGCTTATAATACCTATTATTTGTCCATGTATCAAAACTTTATTTCATCAGAGTCTTGGCTGGATTCAGCCCTTCAACGTTCTTCAGTGGTTTCTCATGTTAAACCTTTAGCGTATCTTCCCAGAACTAAGAAATCAGCTAAGTATGTTTGTTCGATTTCTATTCAAGCAAGGAATGATGATGTTTCTTATTCATTAACCATTCCCGAATTTACTGTTTTCTTGGGTGGAGTTTATAAATTTTATAACATTGAACCCATCATCCTCACCAGAAATTCAGAAGGTTATTTTGTTTCATCTGAACCTGTCACTTTCTTTGAGGGGACAAAGGTTGTTTATCGGTTTATTGCCAACACAAGAAATCTGTATACAATTCCCTTTAAAGACCTTGATTCTTCTACCCTTACTGTACATGTTTTTGATTCTTTAGAATTTTATGAGCGGGTAAAACAAACCGGGGATTATTCCAATGTTCGGGTGTTTTATCCCGCCGAATCATTGGTAGGAATAGATGGAACATCTGATGTATTCTTTCTCCAAGAAGCGATTTCAGAAAACTATGATCTTTATTTTGGTGATGGAGTCTTGGGTTCACAGTTGATTACGGGATCAGTGATTGAAGTTACTTTTATTGCTCCCACAGGAACAGATGCTAATGGGATTCGGTATGTAGAATTTTCCCGCACTGATTTAGGCAATACCTCGATTTCAGGTTATACTGCAATTGGAACCATTCCAATTTCCAATACGTCTGCTTCTTTTGGGGGAATGGATAAACAGTCTATTGAAGACATTAAAAAATATGCTCCTTATCATCACGAAGCCCAAAATAGAATTGTCTCTCTCAATGATTATTATTACTTTGTCAATCGGTATTTGGGTGATGTAGACAAAATGACTATTTGGGGGGGTGAAGAAAATACTCCACCCAGGTATGGTTCTGTGTTTTGTATGATCAAACCCAAAAATCAAGAACGGTTATCAACGTTTGAAAAAGAAGCATTGAAGAAATACATTCAAGGGAAGTCAGTGGTAGGATTGGATTTTCAGGTGATTGATCCCAACATTGTTTATATTGTTCCCCAGTTAAAGATTCGTTATTCTTCTCAGTTAGCCAAGAACACTCAGTTGTTTTTCTCCCGGGTTGATCAAGCCATTCAAGCATTTGCTGATTTTTCCTTAAATACGTTTAGATCATCAGATTTAATTTTGTTTTTAAAGGATCGCATTTCTGCCATTCGATCTATCACATTAAGAATTAAATTGATGAAACAAATAGTCCCAATCATCAACTCAGTAAGCAACTATGAAATTGCCTTTGACACTGCATTGGTTCCAGGAACTCTAGCCACACTTCAGAATTTTTCTTTAGATACTTCAGGGACTTTTGTTGAACAAATTTTTGACAATGGAGGGGGATTAGTCTTTTATTCCAAGATTGATTCGCGTTCCAATCAAACATTTACTACCCAAATTGGGACTATTGATTATGTCCAGGGAAAGGTATTGCTTGAAGAACTTTATATTCGATCAGTGTTGGTTGATGCAACGTATGGACAAACCTTGGTGTTTTGGTGTCAATCTCTTGATGATGATTTTATTGGTAATCAGCGAACATTCCCTGTGTTTGAGATTGAGCGAACTCAAAAGGAATTTATAGATGATAATCGCTGAAAATTCCATCAAGCCGTTCATTACCAAGAATTTACCTTGGTTTGTTCGTCAAAATTATCATGAGTTTGTCCTCTTTCTGGAAAAGTATTATCAGTGGCTTGAACAACTAGACAGCAACAATGCCTTTGGAGTATTGGCACTTCTTGATAACTTTAAAAAGTTTCATGATATTGATCATACTCTGGATCAGTTGTTGCCTATTTTTAAATCTGTTTATTCTCGGTTGATTCCTGATCAAACAGTTTCATCAACTAAAATATTCATTAAACACCTGTTTGATTTATATTCAGCAAAGGGTTCAGAAGACTCGTTTAAACTTTTGGTTTATATTCTAACGGGCCAGAAGTCATTTTTGTTTTATCCCAAAACACTGCTAGCACGTTCTTCTTCAGTGCCCTTTGGGACAGAAACGTTTATTCACGTAAAGATTTCAATTCTTCCCTTTGAACATGTGTTTACTTTTGAAGGAAAAACTGTTGAAATTTCTGGAAAACACTATTTGATTACAAAAATCATTAAAGTGTTTGATGTGTTTCGATTCTATATCAATTTTGAGCCTGGTGATGAAATTACCAACTCTAATGTGTTCATTGACGAGCAATGGATAGGATATTGTGTTCCTTTGTTGTCTGGGTTACATTTGGATTGGGGAGTAGAATTTTCAAACAACTCCCCCATTTTAATCATTCCCTCACCCAAAGAACATTCAAGACCTGCAATCATCAAAGCAACAACATTCAAAAAAGATATTATCCAAACATATAAAATCAACAATCCTGGATTGGGGTATCAGGTAGGAGATCGAATTTTTGGGTTTAAATCTGGGTGTTTTGTTGAGGCAACCGTTGAATCAACTCACTCAAAGGGTGAAATCAATACAATTACAGTTCAGCATTCTGATTTGTTTGATTCTTTACCAACACTAACTATTGACAGCCAAAAGGGTTATGGGGCCTCAATTCAATGGACTTCTCAGACGATTGGCAAACCATTATTTTTTGAAATTATTGATCCTGGAAATAATTTCCCATTAAATTCTTTTACCCATCAAGATCAAAAAACTCAATGTGTGTTTACTCTGTATCCTGGTTATATTGGAACGGTACGCCGATATTTTTCATCTACTAATCTTTTGGGTCAGTATAATATTCTTGCAGATAATTACTATTATCAACGGTTTTCGTATGAAATCAACACTGAACATTCTCCATATCTTAATCGAGAAACAATAGAAAATCTTCTCCATCCCATTGGGTTTAAATCGTTTTTTAATATCTGGCATTCATCTTCAGAAGAAAGTCACACTGAAGTTTCTAATGTGGATATTTCTTCAATACTCTCCGAACTTGTTTTTTCAATTTATGATCCTTCTTTGTTTTTTGAACTGGGATTTCTGTATGAAATTGTTAAATATGGTGATAACACATTTTTTTCTCCTTTTTTTGGGGAATACAATAATAATGAACTTGTGGTTGCCAATCTCTTTCAAGAAGATGTGGTAATTGAGTTTTATCAAGAATAACACGCTCTGGATTAAAGTAATGACAGCAAAAATTTCAAATTTATTAAAAATTAAAAAGTCATCTGCCTTTGTTAATGAATTAAAAACAGGACATTATTATATCTTTACTGGTAAACCTTCTATCTGGTCAGCCAATGAAGATGATCCTGATTTTTCAATTCCTGTCCCTTTAATGGATGAGAACAGATTAAAAACTGAATTGAGGGAATTGATTGGGTTGAAAAAAATCACTTCCGATCAAGTTTCTTTGGCAATTAGACGTTATGATTGGTCGTATGGGAGCATTTACGACAAATATGATGCGTATGATGAAAATTTATTGATTAAGTATTTTCAAACGGGCAGTAGACCATTTTATGTCATGACTGATGAATACCAGGTTTATAAATGTTTAAACAACAATTTCGGGGCATATTCCACAGTTAAACCCTCAAATACCTCTTTACTCCCCTTCACCACGGGCGATGGTTATTTGTGGAAATATATGTTCACGGTTTCTGAGGAACAGATTTTAAACTTTCTCACTCCTGATTTTATCCCCATAAAGAGTAATGAAGATTTAATTCTGAATTCTTCTCAATACCTGATTAAACAAGCAGCAATTCCAGGAACAATTGATGTTGTTGATATTACTGAATCAGGATCAGGTTATGTTGTGGATGAAACATCGTTACTTGTTGCAAGTGGGAGTTATTCTTTTGCTGAAACAGGATCGGGATTTGATGCCCAAGTCTCTGTTGATTACAACACAGGAGAGGTAACCAATATCTCAGTCATTAACCCAGGTTCTCATTATTCATCTGATACAGTTTCCTTGATCTCTGGTGATGGATCAAATGCAAGCGTAACATTACAAGTTTCCCCGTTTGAAGGACATGGTTCTAATGCTGCGTATGAATTGGGGGCTTTTTATGTGTTAATTTCAGTGTCACTATTAACCACTGGAAATGATTTAGCATTTTTCCCCCTCACCCAAACCTATCGAAAGGTAGGCATCATTACTGATTTTTCTGAATACAATTCTGAGAATCAATACTCCAAAGAATACTACTATGGTCCTTCACATGAATCATTTTTAGATGAATCGTTGCGCTTATCCACTCCCGATCAACTTATGGTTGAAGACAAGGGAACTATCATTTATTTAAACAATATCGCTAAAGTAACCCGTGTCTCAAATCAAAGAGAAACAATTAAACTTTCTTTAACTACATTTTAAGTAAAAAATAAAGGGTTGGGGATTTCATGGCCATAAATTCAATAAAAACATTGGTGCAAAAACCTTATTTTGATGATTTCAAAAAAGAAAAGGGATTCTATAAAATCCTGTTCAAAGAAGGTGTGGGAATCCAAACCCGTGAACTGAATCAATTACAATCTATTTTACAAGAGCAAATTCATCGTCTGGGATCATATATTTTTAAAGATGGGTCTATTGTTTATGGTTGTAACAACAGATTATCCACATCATCCTATTCTTTAGAATTAGATTCCTCTTATACTCCCCTGGATGTTTCTTTTTTTGAACATCTTAAAGGGTGTTTTTTAAGAAATAGCACATCCACAACGACAATAAAAGTTCTCTTTGTGGAGTTTGTATTTAAAGAGGGTGAGAATACTCCCAGACCCATGTTGGTGTATAATTTAGTTTCAGGTGATCACCCCCTAGAAGATGAAGTGTTCTTTAAGTTAAATAACAAAACTGATACTTTAACCACGCTTTCAGTTAAATTTGTAGGTGAACGTTATACCGCTTCTTATATTCACATAGAAGAAGGGGTTATTTTTGCCATGGGTTATTTTCTTTTTGTAACTTCTCATCGGGTGTTGATTTCACCTTTTACTGGAAGTCCCTCTTGTTCTATTGGGTTCTCTATTGATACTGAAATTGTTTCCGCCACGGAAGATGAAAATCTAACTGATAACGCATACATTTCAGACTATGAGGGGTATCACAACACCATCCAGTTTGGGGCGGATAGGTTAAAATACAACACCCTGTTAGAAATCAGACCTCTCTTCACTGATACGGTGTTTGCTGAAGTTGTTAAAGTGGACAACTTTTTTGAGTTTATGCGGGTAGAGTCAGGAACCATCACCAAACAAGTCATCAATCCTTCTTACGATGAAGTTGAAAAAACGATGGCACGAAGAACATTTGATGAATCAGGTTCTTTTACTGTATCTCCCTTTTCTGTTAAAGTCAAAGAACACCGATATGTTGATCCTGATAAATTCACATTACATATTTCTCCAGGAAAAGCGTATGTGTTGGGTTATGAATTTGATTCTTTAGCAACACGGTATCTGGATTTAGACAAAGCAAAAGATGTGAGATATAAAAACCGATACAATTTACCCACGTATTATGGTTCTTATATTAAAGTCAACACACTTTCTGGGTTTTTTGATGTTTCAAAGTGTGTGGTCATTCAATTCCTTTCTTCTACTAATACCCAAATTGGAACAGCCCGACTTCGATTTGTTCGTTCTATGGGATCGGGTATCTTTAGAATTTATGTTTTTCAAGTGTCAATGACTGGAAATCCAGACACCATCACCAAACTTAAAGTTAAAAATGTATCTGATGGTTCGGGTGAGGCATTGATTGAAGGGAGTTTTAGAATCTATGAACCAGAGCGGGATAAGTTGGTATTTCAACTACCTGAACCGGCAATTCGAGATTTTAAGAATGAATTGGGTGAAACTACATTTTCTTATTCAGTACAGCGGGTAGTAAGAGATGTTCAATTCACAATGTCCCT